TCTTTACCCCACGCAGGGGTTATCGTTTTATCTTCTACAACTCTTAACTTTCCGTTTTCGATTGTTTTGGTTAGCATTTCATTACCCTTCTATTGCTGTTGCTGGTTAATTACTTGCGGTAGCTTTCCCAGTCGCATCCAAGTAGAATTCCACCGCCATCACGAAGCCTATCAACCACGCGATCTCCAAGAGTTTGCTTTATTCCCTCTATATTCAAATTAGATATAATCATGGTCGGCAGCATGTTTTGGTAGCGTCCATCAAGCACATCGAATATTATGTTTTTATCGTTATCTGTATCCCTGCTAACCCCGACCTCATCAAGTATCAACAGATCAAACGATGCGTATGCTTCAATTGCTTCACTTTCCGAGTAGTTTGAATCCTTGCTATAGCTTCCCTTGACCTTTCTTAACATGTCTTGAAGCTTGATAAGTCTCACGCTTTTTGACTTGAATAAAGAGTTAATTACGCAGTTTGCTAGCATGGTTTTCCCTGTCCCCACCTTGCCAGTTAGGATTATGTTCGGGGTTTCTGCTCCTTCATGAATGCTTTTTGCGAAGTTTAAAACTGTTTTGTGCACCTCTTTTTGCTCATCCGTTTCGGTTTGGAAGTGAGAAAATCTAACCCTTTCGTTTCTCACACTAACGCCAGCGGCCTTTCTTAGTTCGCGATCTTTTTCCAGTTGAATCTTTTTCTCTATCTCCTTTCGCTCAGCTTCTTCTTGCTCTCTCTTATCCGACTCGCACTTAGGGCAGTGGGATATGTTTATCTTTTTGCCAAACAGTTTAATTTCCTTTTCTGGATACTCTCCATGGATATCGCAATTCAATTTAACTCCAGTCTCGTAAGCTCCGCTTTTATCAAGCGAGCTATCTTCTGAGATTTCCTTTTTAAAGTTTAACTCCTGAAGTCTTCTTTCTTGTTCGCTCATGATTAAAATCTCCCTGATTGATACTGAATGTCTGATAGATCGTGCTTGCTGCTTTTGCTATCTGTATAAATCTCATCTTCCCAGCACTTATTATTAAGCCAAGTTGCAGGATCCTTCCTGTACTTAATATCTGGAGTGGAAGCAATATAGTCTGGAAGAACATCAAATATCTTCTCTACCTCATGCTTTTTCAGTTTGTTGAATTTCTTCTCGCATGAATCTCTACCCCTTTTCTTTCCATACAAATCCCAAAACTCAGCGAAGCGTGATTCATCAACTTGTTGTGAATCTGATTCAGGATTCAGGTTTAGGGGTTCAGAATTCAGGATAAGGGAATCAGCAGGATTAGTACTAGATTGCTCTTGTTTTAATCCGGATTTATCTAGATTTATCTTGAGTCCTTTTAAATCAATAAGTTGTCGGTACTCTTCTGAGTAATCTGGAATTTCACTACCCTTTGCCTTTTCATTTTTGTGTGGGTTCTGGTGCTTCGAAAAATTAACTACATTTAGATAGATTTTATCGCCGTCAGAGTAAAACCGTACAAATCCAGATTTATCCAGATTAATAGCGAGCTTATCTATATCGCACTTATCGTAAGCAAGCAGTTGCTTTTGAATTCGCTTACTTCTCCATTCTAGATTCCCATTAAAGTCACACAGAGTCCAAAGACCAATAAATAACAACCTACCAAGCGGTTCGTTTTCTGCTAGCTCATCATTATCAAAAAAAGCTGGCTTGATGTTTCTAGCTCTAGCCATGTATAATCACCTCGTCAACAGTTTAAATTGCCTCGCCGCCAGCGGGGATTTTTATATAAATCTTGTAGCCTTAAATACCACCATTCTTTCACTATCACTCCATGGAGTTCCGATTACCCCGCTTGATACAAAGTAATCCCCATCATTTAGCCATTTATATACAGTCGAGTAGCTAGCACCAAGGTCAGAAGCCATGCTTATTATCGCCTCAGATCTTCCTATTGACTTTTCTTTCATGTACTTTTCGTTAAGCCATGCTTCTAAAGAAATCATTTTTTATCTCCTGTTTGTGTTTTGGTTATTGTATTTCGAATTCAAAATATAGTCAACATTAAAAAAGCACCTAAGTGCCTTTTTTCTTTTGATCGGCCATGTCCAAAATTGACGGCCCCGTCCACTTCCTTTCCTTTGGCTTGTTCGGTAAAGGTTGCGGCTCTACCTTTATCTTTCGTTCCGGCTTTTCATCTTCCTTTTCTTCTTTATCAGGTCGCCACTTCTGCTCACCTATCTCTTTTAGTGCTGATAGGATAACTAAGTTGGCCGCACGATTTGCTATGGATGGTCTAGAATGCTTTTGATATTCCTCTCTAGCCTCGTCCATAACACGATTAAAATCGAAACCTAAAGCTTTCTTGGCGTGCGCAATGAAAGCCTTGTCGTCTTTGTCATCTGGTCTCTGTAAGTAATCATGAAACCTTCCTGTAGTAAATCGTCTTGCTCTCTCGGATTATTTCAACCTTGTAAGGCAAAAGCTTGATAGCTGGTGCGATCTTGTTCTGACCGCACCCAATCATTAAAGCCATTTCCGCCGATGTCCATTTGTCGATCGGCGTAGAGCTTAGAATGATGTCAACTTGTTCTAGTACGGTCATAGTGAAACCTTCAACTCCACACCAAGATCATCAGCAAGTCTTTTGGCAAGAGCGATGTCTCTATCTTCGTTAATATCGCATCTAAGCTTTAAGTCGTACAATGACACTGTAAGCTGCTTAACCTTTCTGTTAACGCCGTTAGAGAAGTATTCATTCTCTTTTATCTCCATAATTGGCTTTTGCTTTAGCATGCTAAATCCTAATTTAAAATATCACCTTCTAACACCACATAAGCACCATCACGCTTGTAGTTAGTCACCTTTCGCTTCTGGCTACCACCGAAATAGTAGTAACCATCTTTAGCCATGTGTTTGGCTATCTTGTGAAGTGCTGGCGAACTGATGTGTAGCTCTTGGCGGAATCGGTTATTCATTATTGCCAACCTTAGCGCACATTGCGCCAGATAGAACATCATTCAATCTATCTAGTAAATCTTTATCGTCTATCCAAATATGAACATTCCCGTTTTTAAATGCCTTGTATCTAACCTTTCCGTTAAAAGCAGAATATTCGCTGTCTAACTTTAATATGTTAAAGATATGAGGATTTTCTTGTCCGAGTAATTTTGATATGGCCTTGGTTATGTCGTCCAGGCGGTCGCATGGTCTTGATCCCCAATTCGTAAATCCGTACTTGCAGAATACGCCGTCGATTACCTGTCTTTTGTTTATCTTCATCCCATTGTTTGACTTATAGCCGCCAGAACGCTCAAGAAAAGCAGTTTCAACAAGATCTTGAAGCATGTTAGGTCTGTTTTTTAAAAGAGACGAGAAAGTAGCTGTTACCGTCTCAATCGTGACTGGTGGGCAATCCTCAAGCTGTTCGGATATCTTTCTCTGTTCTTTGACTGTCATTAAGTCTCTAAACTGACCAAGCTCAATGATATGGTCCCAAATCTTTCGATCTGCTTGCTTTGTTAGAATGTTTATGGTTTTCATCTTTTGGTCTGGCGATGAAGGGGAATAAATCGTGTTCCTATCAAATGAAAAACCATGAGTTGTTATTGTTTTAAGTAGCAAGTCCGCCTCTGATAACGACTCCATTGCTTTAGTTAATAGCGTTACTATCTGGTCCCTTCTTTCGCAAAGTTTTACTGCGTTTAGGTTCTCTTTTATTTCTGTTGATCTCACTTCTCTAACTCCTTCTCTTGCCAATCAGCTAACAGGTTAAAACTACCTGCTATATTATTCATCTGCGAACTCCCAGTAGTAACCATAAGCACTAGATGACTTTTTGTTGCAACAGTTCGATATGCCACCAACGCCACTATCTTTTCCCACACTCCTAGCCGCCGATATACATGAGTGATGTCTGGCAATGAACTTTCGATCTTCTTTTGTGTATTGATTCACTGGCCTTGATTGCTTGTTGTTAATCCCATTTCTCATGTCGTGATGAACTCTTGAATTATTCTCTTTCCAGGTTACCAGCTTTAGATTTTCAAGAGAATATGGCTTGTAGTCATATATTCTGTCGCAACTAGGCTTTATCCAATACTCGTACCCGCTTGCAACCCAGTTACCCCAAAGTTGAGAAAAGTTTTCTTGAGATGTGATCCACAATTTTAACTCTTCCCTAGAGTAATCCGGAGGCTTATGACCTCTTTTTATGCTGTTTCTTTTTTGGTTTTGGTAGGTTAGTTTCACAAAACCATCAATGGTTCTTAGGTATTTTGTATCCTTTTCTTTAATACACTCCTTGCACTTGCAGCTAAGTCCATCTTTTTTCTGCTTGTCCTTGTGGAATTCGGTTGGTAATTTTTCTTCTCCACACCCCGTGCATCTTTTCATTCCATCATCTCCCATAACTTAATCATTCCTTCCTCTGTTTTAACTGCTTCAATAACATCAAGCAGCTTATCCGCTTCTGACCATTCTATAGACATAGACTTATCGGCAAGTTGGATTTGGATTTTGCCGTCTAGCGTGTCGATTTGGATGGCGTATTGCTCAACGACAGATGACACCCAACCAAGTAAAGCGCCGCGCATTTTAGATTGGTTGAAGCTGTAACCGTGCTGGTGCATTAGTAGCTCGGCTTCGTGTTCTAAAAATTCGGTCTGCCATTTATTTTGTGGTTGGTAAAAAAATTCAGATAGTAGCTTTTGCATCATTTACTCCTTTGTTGTGTGAGTTATTGTTACCCTATATAGAATAAAAATCAAGCCAAATAATTCAAAATAATTTAAGAAATAGTATTGATTTTAATCTCTGAGTGTTTAATACTGTATTCAACGAAACAGGAGGACGAATGGAAACTTATACATTAGAAGATATCCTAGTTAAGTGTCGAGGCAATCAAACGGCCGCAGCAACCTTGCTAGGAATTAACCGCGGAACGCTACGCAGTTACATTAATAACAAAACTGACCTTTTAATCACCACTCACGAAGATGGAACTTACAAGGTTTATATCTCAGTAGCAGACCGTAAAAACGGCATTCATAAGAAAAAGTAAGGTAGTGTAATGAGCAATCAAGAATTAGTAACAGTAGATAGCAAGTCAACTCAAGTTCAATCAAGTCAACAGCAGCAAGTTAACCCTATGCAGCTTGTTAGTATGGCAGTTGAGCAAGGTGCGGACATTGACAAGCTAAGCAAGCTAATGGACTTACAAGAGCGTTGGGAATCAGGTCAGGCCAAGAAAGCATTCGATGAAGCTATGAACGAGTTTCAATCAAGAATGCCCGTAGTTCCTCGCCGTGGCAAAGTAGACTACACAACAGGAAAGGGTCGAACTAATTACGATTACGGTCGAATTGAGGACGCATTTGCATTGGCATCGCCAATACTAAAGGATGTTGGCTTGTCATTTCGATTCAAGCAAGAAACTGTAAACGGCCTAATCACCGTTACTTGTATTATTTCACACAGAATGGGCCACTGCGAAGAAAACAGCATGAGCGCAATGCCTGACCAAAGTGGCGGCAAAGATCCACTTAAGGCTATGGCGTCAACCAACTCTTACTTACGCCGATATACTTTCACTGGCGGATTCGGGATTATCTTTGCTGGCGAAGATGACGAAATGTTAATGCAGCAAAATACAGCTAGTGCCATTGTTGATGTTGATAAGGTGATCGTTGATTTAACCAAGAAGCAAGGTAAAACCGATCAGCAGCTTTTCGATTGGCTAAGTAAATCGTTCAAGCGTGAAATCGTTTCATTTGATGATATGACAGAAGATGAAAAGCAGTTTATTGCACGCAAGTTAGGGGCTAAGGCATGATCGAAGTAAATCACATTACAGGCGTAAACACGTTTAATATAGAGCAAGGCACAGATGAGTGGCTACAAAGTCGATGCGGAGTTATCACTGCCTCTCGCGTGCACGAGATAATCAAGCCAGGAAGAAAGAAAGGTTCTTATTCTGAAATGCGAAAGTCATATATGAATGAGTTGATCGGCCAAGTTTGCACTGGTGAACTTCCAGCAGCTTCAAACTTCAAGCAAGCTGAGTGGGGCCACTTAAACGAAGAGCTAGCGCGTGATTCATTTGAAGCGATGAATATGTGTATCGTCACTCAGTGCGGTCTAGTTTACAAAGATGAATCTTTGCGATGTGCCGTTAGTCCAGATGGATTGCTGATGGATGAAAAAGAAGGGCTTGAAATAAAAAGCCCTTGGACAACTAAAGTTCACGTTGATTTTCTATTAGACCGAGAGGTTAAACCGGAGTACATAACTCAAGTTCAATACTCAATGTGGGTTCTTGACTTTAATAAGTGGCACTTTTGCAGCTACGACAACCGAATGAGGGGAGAAGCACAAAACAGGCTTGCATCGGTTCCTTTTGAACCTGATGAAGAATTATTTAAAACATTCGACAGAGAAATCCCACTGTTCATTGAAGAGATGGACGAAAAATTATCTAAACTAAATTTCGCATTTGGCGATCAATGGAGAAACATATAAATGAACCAACCACTAGACAAAGGCCGCGTTTCGGTAATCGTTGACAAGTACCAAACCAACCAACTTGACCAGCAAGGCCAGCCAATCATGAAGAACCGTTACGCAACGGTAGGACGTGCGACAATGTGGCCAGCAGAGAACGGACGAACTCAACCAAACATTGATATTGAGATCGACACCATCCCGATCGGAGCAGCTGCCCCACTAAAATTCTTTATTTTTTGGGATAGTGAAAGCAATCAGCAACAATCAATGCAACAGCAGCAACAGCAGCAAGGCGGATGGGGCCAGCCCCAACAGCCCCAATACGGACAACACCGATAAACCAACCAAAGGGCGGTTAATTCCGCCCCTAACAAGAGAGTAATGATATGAGCAATGAACTAGTAGTAATTGAACCTAAAAACGTGTTAACGCTTTTCACTGAAACCGATCAGTTAGAAGAGATTATAAAGCAAGTTGAAATGGAAGTGGCAACGTTTGAGCATGATTTGTCTAACGATGCCAGGCGCAAGAAAACAGCATCTTTGGCGCGCAAGGTGGCAAGCACAAAAACTTACCTTGATGGCCTTGGTAAAGATCTAGTAGCGGATTGGAAGGCTAAATCTAAGGCTGTAGACGCAAACCGTAAAATGATGCGAGATCGCATGGATGAGTTGCGCGATAAAGCACGCAAGCCTCTTACTGATTGGGAAGAAGAGCAGAAGCGAATTGAAGAAGAAAAGCGACTTGCAGAAGAAGCGGAAAAGCTACGCCAGCAAATAGAAGCCGATCACGAAATTGCTTTGCTACTTAATGAAAAATTCGACCGCGAACTTGAAGAAAAGCGCAAGGCAGAAGAAGAGGCTGAGCGTCAACGTAAAGAAGCGGAAGAAAAAGCGCGTATTGAACGTGAAAGGCAGATCGCAGAAGAAGCACGCATCAAGGCAGAGCAAGAAGCAAAAGAGCGTGAAGAGCGATTAGAACGCGAGCGTCAAGAAGCAATTCAACGTGAAGAACAAGCAAAGCGCGATGCCATTGCAGCGGAAGAGCGCCGCAAAGCTCAAGAAGAAGAAAACGAGCGCCAGCGTAAGCTAGCAGAAGAGAAAGCAAAGCGTGATGCGAAAGAAGCTGCCGAGCGAGCTAGACAAGCTGAAATCCAGCGTCAACATGAAGAGCAAGAACGCCAGCGCAAAGAGAAAGAGCAGCGAGAAGCAAATAAACGTCACATTGGTTTAATCCGTAAAGCTGCTAAAGAATCGCTAATGGCTCTAAATATTGATGAGCAGACAGCAAAAGATATTGTAATGGCAATCCATAACGGTCAAATTGCCAATGTAAAAATCAACTACTAAGGTGATGAAATGAACCATCCACAATTCACAGGAAGCAACACAGACGAATACAGCAACCGAGAGAAAATCTGGCTACTAGCAAAGCGTCATAACCAGCAATCAATCATTAAAAACGGCGCAGTCACCTGTCGTCGCCATCGAGTAGTAAGTAAAACAAAACCATTACCGTTAGTTTGAGGAGTTAGTATGAAATTGAATAAAAAATTGCTTTTAAGTTTGGTTCTTGGGTTTTCTTTGTTGTCGGCGATTGGTTGTACAGATGCTCAAATTAGCAAATTTCAAAGCCTTGGCGATAGTGCAACAATCAAATGCTATTCTGGTGAAAAGCTTATATTTGAAGGTAAATCAACCGGAAAAGTAAAATCAGAAGCCAACTCTGACGGATACGCATTTAAGGATGCTGGCGACGGAAAACTAAAAGAAGTTTCTGGTAACTGTATTATCGAATACTAAACTCCACCGCCCTGCCATAAGGTAGGGCTTTCTTTAACTAACACTTAGAGGTGTTTATGCACAACATCGACTTTGAATTTATCGGAGAGCTCGAAGGTTTTGAGCTTGAAGGTTACGTTCCAGATCCGAAAGGAAGTAATTCCGGTGTAACTATCGCGTCCGGCTTTGACTTAGGGCAGCGTAGCAAGCACGAACTTCTTTCAATGCTTCCTGTTGATTTGGCTAACAAGCTGATCCCATATATAGGTAAGACTAAGTTTTTAGCAGTTAACTATCTCAAGTCACACCCGTTAAAAATCACCAAAAGCGAGGCTGCTACAATTAACCAAGCGGCGCACAAGCAATCGGTTGACCGACTATTAAGTCAATGGGACAAGTCAGGCGCTTATTGTGACTTTGTGGAGCTATCAACCGAAAAGGCTACGGTGGTTGCATCGGTAGCTTTCCAGTACGGCGACCTATCACGAAGAACGCCTAATTTTTGGCGGCAAGTGACAAGCGGCGATTGGGATGCGGCACTAAATAACCTGCGTCACTTTGGTGATAAATACCAAACCAGACGAAACAAAGAGGCCGATTTATTGGCTAAGGATTTATGATGCTAACTTTCATAAAGTCTCTTTTCGGATTTGATTCGGTTGTTAACACCACAACTAAGATAATCGACAAGATAGCCGGAACCGATTGGCAACCAAAAGACAAGGCTGATTTCATTATCAGATACCAGGAAGCAACAAGACACCAGTCAGTTGCGCGCAGAGTAATCGCTCTGATGGTTACTTTTGTTTGGTTTGTTATCGTCCTGTCTATGGTGGTAGCTTACATAGCTGGGAATATACTTAGCAGCCCAGAAGTATTGATGATTGCCAAGGATATGAAGATGGTCGCTAACGAGCAAATATCCCAACCGTTTAACTTGGTTATTGGCTTCTACTTTACAGTGCAGATATTAAATGGAATCAAAAAGTGAGGTGATCACCGTCTAGCTTCATGTGCGAACAATCCACAGAAAGCGAGATAACGTAGAGATACGCCTTTACCGCTTTATCATGTGACAATGTGCGGATGCCCTGCTTCGGCGGGGCTTTTTGTTGTCTTAAAATAAAAAACAAAACTATTTGTATTAAAATGCTTGCAATTAATACTAATGGTGCTATTATATATCCATGCCAACGAACGCCGTAAAACAAACCAGAGGGACTAACATGGGAATTGAATACTTTTTTAATGACGATCACATAGCGGCCAATAAAGGTGCGTTTGATGAATCCGCAGTTTTTATCGAAAACCCACACAAGCTGTGCAATGCCGAGTTACTTCGAAAGTTAAGATGTTTTCCACAAAAGAAAATGGCCGTTGAGTTCTGCAAGCAGTGGGATGTTAATTTTAGCTCAATTGTGAAAATGCAAACAAGATTTCAATATACTTGGGTGATTAATCTTGGTCGTAACTATTTTGTTCCGGAATTCGCAGAGGGTTATTTACTTGCTAAAAGCTTAGGGAAGAAATTCTCACACGCAGAGGTTGAATAAATGAACCCATCAAAACTAGCAAAGGAACTCGGAGCCAAAAACCTAACGGTGGTTGCTGAGTTCTATCAGTGCTCAACAAAGCACTTGAGAGATGTTCACAAGCGGAACATTAACGGATTTAAGGCAATGGTAATTGGATATTTGGAGTTAACGAAATGAGCAAGTACGACAAACAAGCACAAGACTGGGTTAACAACCCTCACGCATGGCAAGACCACGAAGAGGATTTTGTCGTTGAGCAATTTAAACAACTATGGCAATCCGCGAAAACGCCGCTAATGGTTTTATTTTGTATTGCAGCAATATCCGGTTGGGCGATTTGGTTATGAGCGAGCAACTAAAGTCTGACCTATCCATATTTATCCCATACTGCCTATTAGGTATATCTTGGACTTATGGAATGGTTAGTTTATTTAAATGGGCAATTGAGTTAGGAGTGATTTAGATATGAAAATTTACAATAGTTATCAAGAAGCAAAAATAGCAAACCAAGAAAAAGATATTTTTTCTCTGCAAGGAAAGTATACCTGCGGCGGCTATGAGCCTTTACATCCCGATTCGCAAGGTTGTTACTGGACTCACTGCGAGCCATCAGACTATCTTATGTCGGTAGCTATGTTTTTAGATTCTGGTTATAAAATTTCCGCTGGAGACACTTTTATTGACACGGACGGTAAAGTTGAGACGATGACTGAAATTGACGCTCTCAATAATTGCATTAATGACGATGACAATAAGCGCTACATACTTAAGTCCGCTTGGATTAAAGACAAAATCCCAACAGAATCCCCACAAGAGCGTGAAGCCCTAGACATGATAGACGCCACATCAAAGCAGGTTGAGAGCTTGGCGAACGATTCGGAATTGCCTAATAGTTCGGAGTGGGACGGTGAAGGCTTGCCGCCTGTTGGTGTTGAGTGTTGCTTTACGCCTGATAATAACTTGTGGGGATTTGCGTCGACAGATACTTACTCGGGTGAAGTTTTAAGATATGAAGGGGAGCAGTTTGTGTTCCTTCTCTCTCACGACAAATACAACATTCGACCTTGCCACCTGATAGTGAGCCGAACTGATAAGGGTGAGTTCTCAAAACCAGAATCGCCAGAACAGAAAGCCGAACGTGAGCGATTGGAATCCGCTTATGACCTTTGTACTACCGTTTATCCTGACTTTAGTGGCTTTGATGAATTTAAAAAATCAACTACAACAGTCAATCTTTGGTTGGCAATCGTAGACAAAACAGGTTACAGCAAGGAGTCGAAATGAACGCAAAGAAAATACTAGAGCAATGCATTGACGTCAAAGGTCAAACAGTTGTATCAATCGAAAGGCTTGCATCTGTGTTAGGTGTAGAGCCACTAACCAAGCAAGAAGTTAATCAATTAATAGAAAGTCGCAAAGCGGCACATTTAAAGGAAGGTGAGTAATTATTAAATATGAATTTTTTGGAGCAAGTGACGACTTATTCTGTGTGTCAGGTGACTTCCTAGAAGAGCAAGATGACTGCTCTCAGGGTAAGTTGATGTCATACGCTTTATTTGATGTTAATTCAAAAAGTGAGATTGTCCTTATTCACGGACAGTACGCAAATAATGGTGATTGCTGGACTATTTCAATAGAGCCAGTTGATGAACAGGATTTACCGCTAAAAGGCTGGTCTTTCGAATACAACCCTAAAGACTACGGATGCCAGCTAATAGTAACCACACCTGACGATGTACATTGTCGAATTTACGAATCTTAAAATAATAACCCAAGGCCTCTTTACATAAGAGGCTTTTTAGTATCCAAACTAAAGTGTTATACTCAAAGAAAATAAACCAACCCTGTCAGTTGGCAATCAAGACAGGAAAGCATTATGAGTATACGTATGACATCGAAAGGTCTAGGTATCGAAACCACAATCCCTGTATGGGCGATTATATGCGCTATCTTTGCCGCTGGTGGTGGATGGTATCTGATAAGCCAAAATAAGGCTGATATAGCAGAGTTTAAAGGTGTTGTTGTTGAGCTGAATAAGTCTGTAGTTAAACTCAACGAAACCATTATACGAATGGATGAGCGAAGCGCTAACGACTCTAAAATCGCACACAAGAACGAACAGCGGTCACTAGAAAACGAAAAGAAGCTTGTGACGCACGAAATTGAGATTAACAACCTAAAGAAGGCGATTACGAAATGAGATTAGCATGGATTGCTTTACTATCGTTTAGTGCCAATGCTTGGTTGCTTCCAGAAGGCGCTCCAATGTGCACTAGTAAGTCAGCCTTGGACTCATACGAAATACAGCAATCAGGCGAGCCAGTGAGCGAAATAGAGCTAATTCAAATCCGTAATGACTGCGACCTAATCCATCCTACCTCAAAAGTTAACCCTCACTTCATGGGCGTATACAGCAAAGTGCAAGCTGTGAACTACAAAGACGAACGTAAGGTTTATTTTGTAGTTACCCGTGACCTAATTAAAGATTGATTTCTATCACAATAAATAGCAGGTATTAAAATATACGTATTTTTTTGCTTGCAATTAAAGGACAATTTGTCTATAGTTAACTCATACCAACAAGGCAAGGAATCAAGAAGATGACAAGCGCAAAATTAAAAATCGAAGCAAAATTTAACGCGATGAGCAATGAAGAGTTATTCGAAGTGTTGCGCGGTCTGAACAATGATGACCGTGAAGAAGCTTTTGTTTTGATGGATATAGCAACTGACATCTACATGAGCAAAGTCCCAGATGAAACATTTGTTCAAGCTATGGATATTTTGGAAAAGGAGATGAATTACTAATGAATAAAACATTCTGCCAGCTACAGTCGTTAGCTGGCTTATCTAACACTGAACTAGCAAAGTGGCTTGATGTAACACCAAGACAGGTTACAAGGTGGAGGAGTGGTGAAAGTTCAGTTCCTACAGCGGTTTTTAAATGCCTGGATAGCAAAGTTAACAACAAAGTAGTTTATTAATTTGATTAATAAGGAGTGATAGTGATGATTACATGTAAAGAAGATTTAAAATTCAAGTATGTCGATGGAAATAACGAAGAATTAGCGCGTGCATTTCAAAACATTCTGTTTTCTTTTGGAGTTAAGTGGTCGATTTTTAATGATCAACAAGTAAGGTTTCCTACAGGTGGTTGCTCTTCAATAGTTTTTAATGGGGAAACAATAAATCTAGTTAGCAATGAGTTTGCTAATGAGTATTACGACTCAATCGAGTCACTATCCGACCTAAAACCACGCACTAAGGTAGAGTATGAGAAAGTAACAGATTCTATCTTTGATTTGAAAGATGAGTTTGAAAACGGAAATCTTCATTATAATTTTGGCGATGATGAGTGGTTTACTTACAAAGACGAGCCTTCATTTGCTATTGGATTTAAAGAATGTAATGTTTACCGCAAAGTAGATCGCCCAGTGGAATGGTGGAAAGACGCTGCGGAGTTTGTTAATTTAAATAATCAACTTGAAGGCAAAATCAATGCCGTTTTGTGCGCCAATGGTGATCATTTTCGAGTTAGGGCTTCTATGACACGCGATCAATGGTGCGACTTTGCAAGAATCTTACTTGAGCAGGAGGGTGAGTAGATGGAATATGCGCTATTCATACTTGCATTGATAAGTATCATAGTTTGGGGTTCGATTATTTACATTATCGGAGAGTATGCGAAAGATTACTTTTCATTCGCATGGACTCTATACAAACATCCAGAAGATGACGTTTGCTGTTGCGGTGTTCATATTGATGATCACTCGGCTTATGAAAACCACGCAGTAAAAACACAGCGAGAGTGGTTTATTGAGTGCAACAAACCGAAATTCATGTAACCACTACCCACCTTTGCAATGGTAGTAATGGTGGGTTATAATTTAATCGCGGAGTTGAAAGACCGTTTAGAAAGCAATTTGGTAGAGGGTTTAGTTAGTAGCAATCTCGGTGGGCTTTTTGTCTATCAAGTTGCGCCCCTCTTTCAAACGGGGTTGTTACTACCTAAGCCCTTTTTTTATGGAAGATTGTCAGAGTGGTTTAATGAGTCGGGTTGCTAACTCGATGAGTCGAAAGGCTCCATAGGTTCGAATCCTATATCTTCCGCCAAGCGCCATTAGGTCAATTGGATAGACTATCTGGCTTCTAACCAGACTGTTGCAGGTTCGAGTCCTGCATGGCGCGCCACCTTTCTAAGATCCTTTCACACCGCCGCTTTTTATAGCGGATATTCCAGCGTTAAACGAAATCCGAACAATTTAAATTTAGATGCTATCTAGTACAAGCCATGACCCAGCGATGAACAGAAATCTATGTGGTATGAAGGCACTATAAAAAAACGAACGATTCACTATCGGTTGTTTTCCTAGTTAAGAAAACCGTTTTGTGTCATACAGGCTGGCAACCTACTGCTTTCTGATACTGTGACTAGATAGAATACATCAAAAGGCCTATTGTTTGTGTCATACCACTAACCGGGTCTAATGATACTAATATTTAAAATTCAACATTTGGTCAATAGTGGGAAGGAGAGTTATTATGAACATATTTCAGCGATTAGTAAGTGAAGATTTAAAATGCGAGGTTTGCGGATCAAAAACAATGGCGCTATACGGGTGTGGTTGGGATAACGATAGAATACTTTGCTCTGATACAGAATGCGGTGCAGAGTATGTATTCCCGACAAGCACAACTCTTAGTGATGATTAATCGCAAAAGAAGATAGTTAAATTTAAATTGGAGCTAGAGTGATGAGTAAGTTAACAATACCAACAACAAGCGGCGATATGGCTGTGCCAGCTCATTTTGAAGATGGATGTAATAATTTATGTGTAACAATGACGCACTTTGGTCAATTCGAAATAACGCACATCAAATCAGGTCGAAAGCTTTACGGTGACTTTGAGAGGGCGGCGACGGCCACAGCCGAAATGCTAAAGCTTGAGCTTGCACTTCATGAAATAGGGATTGTTACCTCTAAAGAAATGGAGGAAATCCAAAGGCTGATTATAGAAAGCGACAAGAAGGTTTCAAGATTGGGCGATATGAGGGTTATTGAATACATAAAAATGAGCTCGGGGCTTGGAAAGATTACTGGCGAATTCCCTTGGGAGTCATTTGAAGAATCGCCTTTTGGTGAAATAGAAAAACTAAGAAAGGAACTACAATGATTAACCTAATCAACTGGCGTCTAGAGAAAGACCCAAAAAGCGCATGGCTTCAACTGCTATGCTATGGAAGAGTGATTTAGAAAAACAAAGCCGATTAACCTCGGCTTTTTTATTGGGCGTTAAGTGGTATAATTGTTACATCAAATTAATAAGAGTAAGGGTTGGCATTTATGGCACCACCAAAAGGCAACCGATTTTGGGAAAAGAGAAGTTCACACGGGAGGAAGCCATTGTTTAATAGTCCAGAAGAACTATGGAATGCTGCCGTTGAGTATTTTGAATGGGTTGAAGATAACCCACTAGAGGAAGAGAAGGTTTTTCACGCTCAGGGCATTATTACCAAAACAACGGTAACCAAAATGCGAGCTATGACGGTTCAAGGCTTGTGTTTATATCTTGATGTTGATGAGCAAACATTAGCTAATTACGAGAAGAAAGAAGATTTTTTCGGGATCGTTAAGCAAATCAAAAGCGTTATCTATGAGCAGAAATTTACTGGTGCCGCTGCTGACTTGTTAAACCCTAACATTATCTCTCGCGATCTTGGACTGTCAGACAGTCAATCAGTCAAGCATAGCGGTTCTGTTGGCAATGTTAACTATGACGTTAAATCTGACGACCCTAAAGAAGCGGCTCAAGAATACCTAGAGATGCTAAAGAATGGTTGATTTCGCAAAGGAGTTTAAGGCTAGGGCAAAACGCATCAATGAGATGAAGGGCAATCCTAGGCTTATTAACGGAGCGAAAGAATACTACAAGACAAGGCCAGTTGAATTTATTAACGACTGGTGCACTACATACGACCCTAGAAACGCATCAGTTAAAGATAAGCCTACCCTAATGGCTTTTAAGCTATTCCCAAGACAGGAAGAGTATGTGCTTTGGTTGCTTGATAGGATAGATGGCAAGCGCGGCGGATCGGTTGAGAAATGCCGCGATGCTGGAATTACCGAGGTATCAACGGCCTTTAGCGTTTGGGCGTGGTTGTTCATGGATGGATTTTCAATAGGATGGGGTTCTCGCAAAGAGTTGCTTGTTGACCGAATTGGCGACCCTGACTCAATATTTGAAAAGCTACGCAATAAAATTAGGCACCTTCCATCATTCTTCCTTCCAGAAGGCTTTAACGAGAATAATGACTTCAACTACATGAAGATCATAAACCCAAAGAACGGCAATACAATCACTGGCGAGGCTGGTATTAACATTGGCCGTGGTGGTCGTAAGTCGATTTATTTCGTTGATGAGTCGGCACACATGGAGAAACAGGAAGCCGTGGCCGCTGCTTTGGGTGATAATACTAACTGTGAGATTCATATTAGCTCTGTTAACGGGATGAACTTGTTTTACAAAAGAGCTAAAGCAAACGGTGGTAAAGACACGTTTATCTTTGATTGGCGACATGACCCAAGGAAAGATCAAGAATGGTACGACAATAGAAAACGTGACGCAGAGGAAAAGGGGCTTCTTCACATATTTAGCCAAGAAGTTGATAGAGATTACCTAGCATCAGTTCAAGGCATCATGATTAAACCTGCATGGCTTAAAGCTTGTATAGACGCACACAAAAAACTTAGCTTTGAACCGAGCGGCGTTACTCAGGCTGGTGTCGATGCGTCAGATGAGGGTGGTGATATTGATGCGATTACAATCCGTAAGGGCTCGGTGGTAATAGACAACCATAACTGGAACTGCGGTGGGGACCATGACCTATCGGCCGGAAAGGCTCACGGATACGCGCTTTCAAAATCTGTGGACCAACTTGTATATGACTCGATCGGCGTTGGCGCTGGGTTTAAGACCGCAATTAAACAGATTGAAGAAGTGAGTTATAAAGTTGATGGCTGGAACGCTGGTGGCGCTGTGGTAGATCCTGACGATAGGGTTTACAATGATAGCGACGGCAACGAGGATAAGCGAACTAATAAGGACTTCTTTGTTAACGCCAAAGCCCAAGCTTGGTGGGAGATAAGAGAAAGAGCAAGAAAGACGTACCTATCAGTCACCACTTCAAGACAGTACGACCATGATGAGCTGCTTTCTTTTGACTCTGATTCACTTGGTCACGCAAAGATTGAGCATTTGATAGCCGAACTATCTTCACCTAAGATGCAGTACAGAAACGGCAAAGTTAAAGTTGAATCAAAGGACGAAATGCGAAAGCGTGAAATTGACTCGCCAAACGATGCGGATTCACTTGTAATGTCATTCGTTAAGCTGGAAGCTAAAAACGTTGCAATGGGAATGATGATCCCGAAAAGGTTGAGATAATGGCTATATTCAAAGTAAGCGCAAACAATGGGAGAATTGAGTTAATAGTTAGAGCTCAGTGCTTATCATGCGCTCGAAGTGTGGCCGCATTGGATTCGCCAGCGAGCAAGAAGTTAATCTGGCGTGACCCATCTCAATCCACAGTGCAAGTGATTTACAATCCAGAGCGAGAGGGTTACGATCCTAAAGGTAAGCGCGGAATACTTAAAAGAGAATACTATGACCGATAAACTAACAATGGCAGTCAATACAGCCTTGCAACTTGCTGCTAACTCGCAAGCCAGTCAGATATCAATGGCTAGACAGTCATTGTTGAATCACGGCATGGGGATGGACACAAAGCGTCAAAGTGCGTGGTGCGAGTACGGATATAAGGCGCAATTAGATTTCCAAGACTTGTACAAAGCTTATCGCCGTGGTGGTTTGGCTTTCTCGGCAGTTAACAAGCTGGTTGGCAAGTGTTTCTCATCTAATCCGACAGTTATCGAGGGCGAAGAAAAGGACGAATCCAAAAAGGAAACGGCTTGGGAAAAGTCACTCAAGCGCACTTTGACCGCTAGATTCTGGCATGCTTTCGCAGAAGCTGACCGCCGTCGATTGGTTGGGCGCTACTCCGGTATCTTGATCCACTTTAAAGACTCGCGCCGATGGAATGAGCCTGTAGGTCGTGGCCGCGCCATTGATAAGTTCACTGTCGCATGGGCTAACTGCTTAATCCCGAAAGAATACGATTCTGACGTAAACAGCGAGACTTACGGACAGCCTACGATGTGGCAATACACTGCCACTTTGCCTAATGGTGGTAAGAAGCTATTTGACGTCCACCCTGATCGCGTATTCATCTTGGGCGACTACACGCTTGATGCTATCGGATACCTTGAGCCAGGTTACAACAATCTTGTTAACATCGAGAAAGTAGAAGGCGGATCTGGTGAGTCATTCCTCAAGAATGCCGCGCGACAATTGTCGGTTAACTTTGACAAGGAAATCGACTTTGCAAGCCTAGCTGCAATGTATGGCGTTAGTGTTGATGAGTTACAAGGTAAGTACGACGAAGCAGCCAAGGAGTTAAACCGAGGCAACGATACAATCATGGTTACTCAAGGTGCAACCACTACGCCTATAGTGTCCGATGTACCAGACCCAACCACGACATATGATATTAACGTCCAGTCGTTCGCCGCATCTGTTGATATGCCTAGCCGCATTCTAGTTGGCAACCAGCAAGCAGAGCGCTCAAGTACCGAAGATAACAAGTATTGGAATGGTCGCTGCCAGTCACGCCGAGAAATTGAGCTCAGCGAAGAGATAGAAGATTTCATCGAGCAAAAGGTTATTGGTTTAGGCGTGGTTAAATCGGTGCCTGAATTTACTGTTATTTGGGACGACCTAAACGAAGCTACGCAGTCAGAGAAACTAGCCAATGCCAAGACAATGACCGAAATCAATGACAAGGCACTATCGGACGGCCAGCCAATCTTTACGGATAGTGAGATTCGTATAGCCGCCGGATATGAATCGTTAGATGAAGGTTTGCCTCTTGGTGAATCGCTAGATGACGATTTAGAGGATGAAGACAATGGCGAAGCGTAATGGTTCGCCAATTCTGCCAAGGGATATAAGAGACCCTACAGGCGTAGATCGTCTTGAGCGTGGTGCTATCAATAAGTATGAAGCCAAACTACGCAAGATAGGCCGAGAGTATCCAAAGCTAATCCAGAGTCTAAGCC